CATTCCTTGAAGAAATTTTCTATATATTCCAAATCATCGAATGACGGATATCCTAATACTACAAGAAGATTTGAACTTATAAAAAAAATAGAAGATTTTAATACAATTCTAGATTTTGGTTCTGGTCCATGCTCTTTGCTAAAATGGATTAATGAAAACAATATAAATTGCTTATACGAAGCTTATGATCTGAGAAAAGACTCTCTTGACAATCATTGTAATTGCATAACTCACTATGAATTACCTTTTGGCAAAACATATGATCTTGTTTGTATTCTTGGCGTTAGTGGATTAAACACCGAATATGATACTAAAACAAGTAAAAATTTATTTTTAAAAACTTTTCAAAAAGCTTGCAGTTTTTCATCAAAATATGTATTGTTTAATATGTCTTTCCAAGATAAATATCCAAATTACATAGTTAACTATAATGAAGACGAAATAATGTCAATTTTAAATGAAAATAAATTAAAGATTATTTTTCATGATATAGATTTATCTTTTAAAGAAAACATATATATGTGTTCCTTTTAATATATACGATATAGTATTATGAAAAAAAAATCTTCTATAAAAAAAATAAGAAAAATATTGATAGCAACGCCATCTTATGATGGAAGAGTTGATGCCAGATATGCACATAACATACTTAGCACTGAGAGAATTTGTGCAAAAAATAATATAGAAATAGATCCAGTATTTTTGTGTTTTGAAGCAATAATTTCAAAAGCAAGAAATGACTTATTTTGCTACGCATATGAAAATAATTATGATGACATATTCTATATAGACGCAGATATTTCATGGAATCCAGAGCAATTTTTAAGAATAGCTAATCATCCTTTTGATTTTGTAAGTGGTATTTATTTAAAAAAGCAAGATAATATAGAGTACCCTGTCAATATTATTCCTGATCAAAAAATTGATGATAATGGCATTCTAGAAGTTGCTACAGTCCCAACTGGATTTCTTAGGCTTAGCAGAAACGCCATAAAAATACTTTGGGAAAATTCTTTGCCGTATACGGTTTCACAAGAAAAAAAAATCACAAAACTAGTATTTGAAACTGGAATTGTAAGCGGTAGGTTTATGAGCGAAGATATTGTATTATGTTTAAAGTGGAAGGAACTAAAACAAAAAATATATCTTGATACAACTGTAACAGTTGCTCATAGTGGCTACAGGACATGGCAAGGTGATTTTTCTTCTCATATAAAAGAATTTATTGGTAAGCAGTCATGACATATAATGCTCAAAAAACTTTTGATAATGGATTTGTTGTTGGTTATAATTTTAGCGGTGCAGAATCAGCGGCATCTGGTGTTCGTGCAGGATCTTACGGACTAGATAACAGTAATTTTACTTGGGCTTCATTTGTAACTGGATCAAATCCCACTATGCAAGAATATTGGTCTGTTAAAAGATGGTATCAATGGGGTTGTAGAAAATTCTGGTTACATTCTCCTTTTGGTAGACCAAATTCATCTTCACCATTAGAGTCAACACAATATCAGCCAGATCAGTATCTAAATGCATTAAATGGTTTAACTTATAATGGTGTTGTTTCTAATAATCCCAATCCATGGATTACAAAAGATTTTATTCAGGTTTGGAGGGCACTTTCAACTGGGCAAAAAGGTAATTTGCCCAGTTCTGTATGGAATTCCTGGACAAATCCGTCTACCGGATGGTTTGATCCTTCTGATCCAATAAGTGTTACGGGTTATGTTGGTTCTATATGGGGTCCTATGGGATCAAGATTTTCTTCTTATTTTGAAAAAAATCAATATGAAGCAATTGATAGATTAAAAGATTCTTACATGCCACTTATTAAATCTGGTATGAAAATAGGAATAGATGCTTTAGAGGCTATGCCTGGTCCCATTCCTGGTATTTACGTACCTCTTTCAACTCTTGGAGAAAAATCACAAATTATGTGGTGGCATTTTTTTTCATGGCTTTGCGATCAGGTAGGTAAGAAAAATATTTATGTAGAAGCTTATCCAAGAAAAAAATTATACAACAATACATATTATGACAACCCATATATTGGTTGTAGTGTTGCTACTGATGATGCACTGTATTCTCAAGATTACGGCTTATACAATCATTCTGATTCTGAACTTGGAAAAGTAAATATTCTTAAATCTTTTTGGAACAGTCCTCCAGTAACTAGAAAGCAAGATGGATCTCCAGCAAAGCATAACTTTTTGCTTACTTATGAAAATGCTCAATGGCCAAACGATGGAGATGGATTTCTAGACGGATATTACTATGTTCAGCAGGTGCCTGCAAATGGATATGGAGCAGTTTGCAACTATGCTTCTTATGCATATCTTCTTAATGAGGATTATCAATCGTGGGATCCAGCTCCAGAAAGAGATATATCTATACCTCAAGTCTTGATTAGTCATGCAGATCTACAGGACTATAGTGTTGCTTCTGGTTTTAATACGGCTTTAAATAATGAATTATTTTTAAATAAATTTCCTACAAGCGCTAGATTTGTAAATTATTTACAGTATACTTATGATGAAAAAGATTATGATCCCACAGTGTCTTCTAATGATTTTTAAATTAAATTGAAGGTAAATTTAATATTGCGTAATTAATAAAATAGAGATGGATAAATATATTATAATATTCCAAGAAAAATCCAGGATAAAATTTTCTTCTATAAAAAAATTCATTAAAGACAAGTATGATCTATCTATAGATACTATTTACTTGAAAGAATTGAAGAAAATAAGACCCTTAGAATTTATGTGTATATCTTCTTTGGAAGAAAAGTATGCAAGATATTTTATTTCATCTTTTGATGATAGTCAATTTTTATATTGGAAGCTTGATTATTCAGGAAAATTAATTGAAACTAGTAGTGCAGAAACTTCTTATTTAATAGGTCGATCAATATGCCTAGGCGATATAATGAAACTAATGAATATGGAATATAAAAATGGCTAAAGCGGGAAGAAAAACAGATTTAGCAAATGTTTTTGATGATTTAAAAAAATCCATTACTGATTCTGCAACAGAGTCAACTTCTTCTGTCTCTGGAATACCAAGTATTATTGATTTTATAGAAAATAAAGAATGGCTCGGTTTACCTCACAGAGAAAATCCAATCAATCTTTATCCTATGCAAAGAATAGTTCTCAAGAGTTTTTATAAAAATTCTATTGGTAATGAAAATCTTGTTTTGACTAAAGATGAGATAGAGGCATGTAAGCAACACGGCCTTGATGATGATGATAACGGAAATCTTCTTGGCAAAATGGATTCTAATGAAACATTTAGAGAGTTAATACTTGTTTGGGGTAGGCGCAGTGGAAAAGATTTCGTAATCAGCATACTTGCTTGTTATGAGGCTGCAAAATTATTAGAAGCTCCTGGCGGAGATCCATATAGGCTTTACAAGCTGGGTACTGGTGCACCTTTTACTATTATAACTATTGCAAATAGTTCAGATCAGGCAAAAATTCTTTTTGACGAAATAAAAGACAAAATTATAAATTCTCCTTATTTCAAAGACAAATTTTATCCAGAAGCTATTCTTGCAGATCAAATAAGACTTTTGACACCTGCGGACAAAAAGAAAAATGAAGAACTCGAAGCCAAGGGTTTGCCTAAAAGTCTTGGTTCTGTTATCATAAAATGTGGTCACTCAAATTCTGATTCTCTTGCAGGTATTTCTTGCTATACTCTTCTTTTTGATGAGATCGGTTTGTATAAGCAGACTTCCGGTTCTTCTGGTGGAGAAAGTCTGTATAGAACTCTTGTTCCCGCAACGACTACGTATATAAGAGAAGTTGAATCTATTGATGAGAATGGCAAAAAGATAGTAAAGACAGTTTATGATGGCAAGGTCATATGTATATCTTCGCCAAGAGGTAAAGACGGAGTTTTCTACGAGTTGTTTAGAACAACTCCTCAAGTTAAAGACAGATTGGCTTGTAAACTTCCAACATGGATAGTTAATCCAAAGCAAAAAAGAGATCAGCTTAGAGCCATGTT